GAACTTACAACACCATACTTACCCCATGAACTGTTTCCAACAAGAGATCTAAGTCTACCACCACGAGTAGCAGCATAACTTATATGGTTATAGTATGTGAAACAAGAAACTGTTTCTGCCACACCACCATCTGTAATCCAGAATGCCATTCCTTCATCATGAATGTTTGTGAATGAGTCAAACACGATAGATTTGTTAGAAGGTGTTGCAGATCCATCTACAAATTGTCTATGAACTCCACCATCTACGATTGCACCAATACCTTTAACTGATTTTGCAGAACAGTTTGATACATATGGAGATTTAACAACTCTACTTTCTGGGTTTAGAGTAACAAATATACCTTTAACGTGTGCGTTATTAGGATCATATTGATTTGCAGTAAATGTTAATGCAGTTGCACCAAGAGTTTGTTGCTTATCAACCTCTATCTGAGTACCACTAATAAATCCACTAACCTTTGTTCCAGTTGAAACACCAGCACCAGTTACTGTTGTACCAACCAAATCTGGGAATAAATCTGTACCAGTAACTATTGATCCACTAATACTACAAGTTTTAGTTGCGACTGTACCTGCTGGAGTGAAACCACTCATACCTTCCATTAAAATATCCTTAAGCATCGTTGCGTTGCTTAACTGGAACATTGTTGAATGTTCGTTAGGTCTAGTCTCAACTGCAGTAATTGTTATATCCGTTCCACCATTTTCCCAAGTATCTGATGTCGTCCATTCTCCACCAGAAAGATTACGGATCTGAATTTTCTTCTCAGCATAATCCGAATCTAAAATAACAGCACACTTAGTTGCTGATCCATTAAAGATTGAAGAACCATATGAAACTGTTGTGGGAGCAGATGCTAATGTTATATCTTGATGTCTAGATGCATTACCTTTACCAACATTAACTGTAATTGTTGTACCAGTTACAGCAGTAATTGCAATATTCTTACCATAAACTGGATCTTTTGGTCTTGGATACTTGTGCTGAGTAGAATGATTATCTTGAGAACAAGTAAATGTTAATGTAGCATTTCCAATTGCAATTGTATTAGAAGTAGTTAAACTATGAGTTCCAATCTCTAATACAAGATCCCCTGTTGTAGAATCGTAAGTTGTTCCACTTACAGGTGTAACTGGACTACCAACATCAGGAGTAACTGAATCAGTAGCAGCAGATATAAAAGTATGTGTGTAATGAACAGCAGGCTTAATCTTAGATGTTCTTAAGTTGTCACCAACTATAGAAACAGTCTCTGGAACTATAATTGGAAGTTGTTCAGCATAATTTCCAGCCTTTACATAAATTGATGCTGGACCTTCTGCAACAGAACAAGCATGTCTAACAGAATGAAATGCTCTACTGATGTTTGAACCATCATTATCATCACTTCCTTCTTCTGTTACATAATAAACTGGATGTGTTACACTATTATTTTCCCATCCAGGAACACCATTTGAACTGACTGTTAATGTTTGACCATTAGTTCCTACAGGTAATCTTGCAGCACCTGTTGTATAATAAACAAGGTCACCTTGGGTGGTCATCACATTGTTTGCTGCACCCTCAGCCAACATACTCCAATAAGTACTGTTTGTATCTGTTGAAGGATCTTGATTTAAACTACCAGCAGTAGCAACACCAACATAACTATTACTTAATCTTTTTACCGCATCACCAATTTTATATTGTGTACTAGCGTCCCAATTTCCTTTCCAATTAAAACCTTTAGTAACTAAACTCCAATTAGAAGTATTTGTTGCAGGTGTAGCACCAATACTAGTACTAATAGCAACATATGAATATCCACCATCTAGAACAACATCACCTTGCTTATAATCTGTTGACGCACTCCAATCACCAACTACATTAAATCCTGTAGTTATAATATCCCAATCATTCGTTAGATTATATGAAGGTGGTTTATTAACATTAACACTCTTTGAAACATATGTGTAACCACCATAAGTTACAACATCTCCATCTTGATACTGTGTTGCTGCATCCCAAGTATCCTCATAATTAAATGATTGTAAATATTCTACTACATTACCAGTAGTATCACTCTCAGTAAATGCTGCAGATGAAGTATGACCTTGTATTACACGATATAATGTATTACCATATTTGTATACATCATTTACCTTATACCATTGTGTTCCAGTCCAATTACCTTTTTGAGCAAGACCCTCAGTATGTAAAGTCCAATTATCAGTTATATCTTGAGAATAAAAAGAAGTTTCAGAACCAGCAGATGTGTGATTCTTTTTACAAACGTAAGTATTAGCACCATATTTTATGATGTCATCAATGACATAGGCAGTCGTAGTTTGCCAATCGCCACGCCAATTAAATTTTAATCTGCCAAGTCTAAATTCAGCCATTGTTTTTTGTTAAATCCTATTTTGGTCCTGCGGTATAATCATGATCACTAAAAGATACAGTTAAATATCCATCATCATCAATATAATAGGATGTTCTCCTAAAATCAAACCTGAACTGTTGGTATTTATCGAACTCATTGTTCCTATAAGTTTTTTCTTCTGTGGTTTCATCCACATAATCCAATCCTTCTAAGAACTCTGGATAGGGTGTCCCATCAAGTCTATGAGATACATCTGTTACAGTTTCATCAGTGGTTTTTACTTTAGTATATCTAAGCATACCATCATCATCTCTTCTCAATGCATGAACAGTAAAAGTATCCTGTTGACCAATTTGAAGACTACCACCAGCACCACCTGTGCCAGATAGCATACTTCCACTTAGGAACATTGTCATGCAAATACCCTCCAATAAGTATTATTCCAAACTAACTTAACAGTAGCACCATCGACATCACATGCTAAAGGAGAATCAATCACGCCTGAATAGTTTTTAAACTGCTCATTATTTTGGGTTGCAACCATAAGATTATTTATGCCCCAACTTACTTCGGTATCATGCAACTCAACAAAATCTCCAGGGTTTTTATTAGCAGGAAGAGTAACAGTAAATCCTGCACCTACAGTATTTGCAATATATCCAATGTTAGATTGCAATACAGTCTCTGTAGATATAACAGTTAATGGAGGAATTGTAGCATCTGCTCTAACAGAAAGGTTATTGAAGTCAATAACTACAGTACTACCATATCCAGTAACAGTTAAACCAGTACCAACAAAATTAATATCAGTATATCCAGCACCAATTTTTGTGCCAATAATACCTGATACTGGGTTGACCGATGTTGATCCAATACCAACACCAGTAACAAATAATCTACCGTTTTTAAATAGATCTCCAGTGAAATCTAAATCTCCATCAATAGATACATTATTTTTAAAAGTTGATACACCAATAAAAGTAGAGAATCCACTAATATTAATATTTCTACCAGTTACTTCATCATATACTAAGTCACCAGCAACATTTAGATCACCACTAACTCTAACATCACCTGCAACATCCAATTTGTATTGAGGATCTATAGTTCCAATACCAACATTTGGAGTTGTAGTACTAGTAATAGCAATCTTACCAGTAGTGTCATCAACTACTAGATAATGACCAAATTGTGATAACTCTCTATTAAATGCCATTATATGATTACTTTATTAGATATTTATTCATGGCTAAATTAGTTCAGTTTCAGGAGAAAGTACGAATCTATCATCTCCTATACAAGTCAAAGTAACACGTCCTGCTTGTTTCAATTCTCTAGCATTATAATTTGTCATACTACCAGAAACATATAATGCATTAGCAGCACTTCTACTAATACTAGTTACATTACCAGAATCTATTGCATCATTAATAATCGTAACCTCCTGTCCAATTTCAAAAGTATTATTTGGAATACTTACAGTACCAGAACTAACAATTAAAATCTTTCCAATATCACTAGCCGTTAAAGTGTAGTTTGTAACAGTAACATGAATAGAACCAACCATTGAAGTATGATTGCCACACTGATATACAAAATTAGTTCCCACCTGAGTTGGTTTCCATCCAACTGTTCCAGATGTTGCACCCTGAGTTCCTGTTACTGGTGGTGTAACTACACCAGAACCTTGATTGCCAGTTCTAACATAAAATGGATGAGAACTACCACTTTGTATATTAAAATTAACAGTATCACCTAAACTCAAAGTAACAGTAGGATCATTACCCGAAACAATTCCATTTCTATCTGTTCCATTAAGAGTATAATCACTGGTATTAGAAGCAGTAACTGTTATATTGTATATTTGACCAATAGAATTTGAAGAATTATGCTCTATATCTTCAATAATAAACCTTCCACCCATGTTAGGGTGTGCTGTACATTGATAGTAAAGAACACTAGGTGCGTCTTGGGGAACCTCAAATATAATGTCTGTTGGTGCTGCACCATCATTATTAGTTACACCAGTATTATACTGCGTACCTGCATTACCATTAACAGTACTTTGAATTCTAAAAGGATGACCTGAAGATCTATTATGAAAAATATATTTCTGCCCTCGAACAAGATTTATATCTGGGTCATTTACTGTGCCAGTTAATCCAGGACCAGTAAATGTATAATGGTTTGATGCATCATTACCTAATATCCATCCACCCAAAGCACCAACAAACTTACTAGCAGTACAGGTTGCACCTATTGATACATCAGTACTAATTGCAACATTTACGGCATTTAAATTTAAATTATTAGGACTTTCAATTGTTGGAACACCAGAAGCTCCAATCAAATTAATTTCCTTTACACCAAAACCTTTATCTGCCATTGTATTTTTTTATGTATTTATTATTTGTATTCAAAAAGAATATTATCATCAGACAAAAATAGGTGACGAACGTCACCTATTCCACAGTCAATGTTATTGTAAAATAAAAAAGTTAAGAAATTACGTTTGGAAATCAAATTGACAACAATCATCAATACATTTTTTGAGTTCCTTCTGTAGTTTCAGTTTCTCCTCCAGAATACTGGTCTGATCTATCTACATTAGTACTTGGGAATGCTCTATTAGAACCACCTACTTGCCCATAGACAATTCTCACAACACCATTTCCACCTCTTCCAGCAGGGTGTCCACTATTTGCACCACCAGCACCTCCACCAGGGAATCCTCCATCAGGAGTACTATAAGTTCCCTGACCGTGTGAGTTGGATTGTGTATTTCTATTGTAACTATTACCTAAGTCAGTACCACAAGCATATGTAGAATTACTAGAGTTAACACTATACCCTCTTAGTCCAGTATTATATGCAGTTGATCCACCTTTTCCTGTAAAATCAGTTTCACTGTTAGGGCTACCATTACTATTATTACCAGAAGCACCATTAGAACCTTCTCCATAGACACCTGTTCCACCACCACCACTTGAATAGTAGTTAGAAGATCCATTAGTAGAATTTGCACCGCCTCCACCACCATTAGAACCACCAGAAGAGCCAGATCCCCAATATGGGTTGTTACCAGCGTATCCACTACTACTTTGTCCACCTCCATTATATCCACCAGCTCCACCACCTGACATCCTACAACCACCATAGTGAATACCACATCCACCATGTCCACCACCATCACTATTGGTGTTAGGGAAACTGTTGGAATTATCGTAACGTCCATTACCAGATGAACCTTCAGCACCAGAACCACCATTCGCTCTTGCGTATGTAGTTCCACCATACTGTATGAAACTATCTCGCCCATTCGGTGGGTTAGTTTCACCCCAATATGTGGAGAATGCACCAGCACCAACAGTAACAGTAACAACTTGACCTGGTGTTACAGTAATATTATTCTTATAAGCTAATCCACCTCCACCAGCACCAGCACCATCATGGTTGGTTTCACCAGCACCACCACCACCAACACAAATAGCAGAAATATAATCTACTCCTGTAGGAACAGTCCAGCTATATGTTGATTGGGTATTCCAAGCATCAGAATGGAATATGACTCCACCAAGAGCTGGTGATAATGAAGTATCATTAATTGTTATATTAGCACTTGTTGATACCTTATTTGTTCTAGCAGAAGTAGGATATATGCTTGCAGTAAATGTCTCCGCACCTTCAGTTGTTACATCATTAGAAGGTGTAACTGTAAATGATCCTGTATTATTAGTTACTGTAAATGAACCGTTACTTGTTGCAAAATCTCCAGAGTTTGTTAAATCCCAATACATTACAGTTCCGTCTGTTATTCTCTCAGTAGTAACAGTAAATGTTAAAGTAGAACCTTCATCAACATTGTTAGCAGAAGCAGAAATAGCAAATGTAGGATACTGGGAAACTTGTGTTATTGTTGTGCATAAATTATTCGAGTCATATGCAAGTGACCATCCTTTTATAGTATCTCCTATATGCTCATTATATCCAGTAATTAATCCAACATTATTATACATAATACCTTCATACTTATTCTCACCTAACGTAACTTTAGTTACATTATTTTGAGCGTTAGTTGTTATACCAGAAGATCTGTCGTATGCAGATGTTGTTATTATGGTTCCACTACCACCACCGCCACCTTTACCACGATTGTGACTAAGTCCTACATAACGTCCCATGTTTCTTTATTCAGATAGTACCAGTTCTCTATATATTTATCAGTTTTAAATTTATTAAACATCAGGATGGTTATTTGGGAATGATCTACCACCATACCATATAATTCTCACTGCACCCTGTCCACCAGATCCACCGTTTGAACCATATCTTCCAGCACCTCCACCTCCACCAAAATCACCAGCATTTCCACCAGTATTACCAGATCCACTACTACCAGCATTACCACCATATCTTCCTTGACCACCACTAGTATTTCCATCATATGTACCAGAACCATTATAAGATCCATCAGTTACTCCCCATGAACCATCCTGTACAAGACCTACACCACCACCTCCACCACCAGTACCATATCCACCACCTCCACCAGAGTAGTGACCATTTCCATTTAAATGTTCTCTTCTATTACCATTACCAGTAGCACCACCAGCAGATCCACCATTACTTTGATTAACTCCTTGTCCAGAATAATTATAATCACTTCCACCCAATCCACCACCATCACCAACTACAACATCTCCAGCATTGCAGCTACTATGACCACTCCAAGTTCCAGCACTAGCATGGCATAAAGCAGTGCCACTTCTTTCTACTTTACTAGGTCCACCATCTCCACCTTGATTTACAGGATGATTGGAACCACCTCCACCAGATCCACCATTACCAACAGTAACAGTCAATGTTTCACCAGCTGTCACAGTAACATCATTGGCATAAGCACCACCACCTCCAGCACCACCAATTGCAGAATATCCACCGCCACCGCCTCCACCGCCTCCAGCTCCTCCACCTATACAAAGAATAGAGATTTTATTTGTGAATGCAGGAACAGTAAAACTATATGTTCCAACAGTAGTAAAGTTCTGTTGTCCTGGTGGACCTTGATAAGAAGTATCAGTAATTGCTACTTCAGTACTTGTAGCAACTAAATTAGTCCTAGCAGAGTCTGTATAAAGTTTAGCCTGAAATTCTTCTACACCTTCTGAGGTATAATCCTCAATTGTTACGGGTGTAGTAAATGATGCTGTACCATGCCAATTAGTTTCAGGTGCAGTTAAAACATTTGTTATTTGACCTGTAATAGAACCACTAAAATCACCAGCAGTAGCAACACCCACTAAACTCCAATATAAAGGTATTCCATCATCTACACCAACAGTTGCTACACTAAAGGTTACAGACTCTGCTCCTTCAGTTATTGTTGTTGCATTTGTTGCATTAAATGAATATGATGCTGGTGGTCTTGGATCTCTTTCAAAAATAGAAGTAACTAATCCAACAGAATCATAGTTTATAGACCATCCAGTTTCAATATTACCTATAGTTTGATTAAATGAAGTAATCCTATCATTACTATCATATGCAATATAAGTATAAGTTCTTTCACCAAGAGTTATCTCTGTTACATTATTATTACTATCTGTTGTTATTCCAGTTGCATTTCTAGTCCACTCTTGAGTTGATAATATATCTCCACTTCCACCACCACCGTTACTGAATATACTTCCAGAATAATCTCTTTTATTCGCTAATCCTATAAATCTACCCATTAGATACAGAAACCCCCTCAAGACTTACACCAACCATAGATGCTTTCCCATTATTACAGAAAGGATTATATAATATTCTTCTTGGAGAACTCTTCAAACTATATGTATCACTCCAATAATTTGAAGTAGTACTATCTTGATAAGGGTCATAAAATTCTGAAGAATCAACTTCTACAGAACCATGAGTCAATAACCAATTTCTAGCATCTACTCTAGTTGCATTTGGTTGCGACTCCATATACAATGCCATCACACCAGCAACTTGTGGAGATGCCATACTAGTCCCACTTATAGCAAAATTATAAAAATTAGGATTTCTTGGATCAGCATAACCACCATTATATGGACTCCAAATATGCGAACCTCCAGCCCATACATCAATATTTGGTCCCCTACAACTAAAACTAGAAGTTCTTTCTTGTGATCCTGACTGCCTTGCAGAGTCTATGGAACCAACAACTATAGCAGCATCAGGTTGACCCTGTTTAGTTACAGAAGGTGTTCCTGATCTATTATAATGACTATCATAAGTATTTTGAGCATAATAAAAAGTACCAGTTAAGAATTCATTTTCATAATCCTCACCTTGCATATAATCTTGCTTATCGTCAGAATTACCTGCAGCGAAAACCCATACAATATCTTGACAATCAGGATCATTGAAAGCTTCATTTGCTTCTTCCTGACCAGCTATTTGCGTAGAAGTAAATTGTTTATAACCCTCATTTAACATTGACATGTAATTTATAGCTGGTGCAACATTATTACTTACCTGTGTATTATCAACTACGATACCTCTATATGTTGCAGTATAAGATTGTTGGGATGCAATGAATTGTCTAAATCCCCAACTACCATTAACTACAGTAGGATTTCTTCTTCCAGTTTCTGGATTAATTGGTTTATTTTTATGCCAAATTCTAATATAATCAAAACCATCGCACGGATTTGACCACCCACAATCACCTCTATCAATACAAGCGATAGACCATATGTTTGATTCAAACGCATGACCAAATTGATTACCAGCAACAGTTCCAGCAACGTGACTACCATGCCAACTAATATTATATGGATAAGAAGTATATCCTTTATCGTGTAATAATGCAGATTGAACTTTATAATTACCCAATGCTCCTGATCCAGCAGCAGCTAATCCATAGGAAGACCAATTAATACCATATTCAGATGCACCATGAATCAATATATCTCTAACTCTAGTTTCACTTTCACAAGCAAGATTATTTTGAACTTGAGTTATTTTTCCCAATAAAAAATCTGGATGATCCCAACGACAACCAGTATCCATTATAACAACATCAACATTCTTTCCAGTTAAAGTATATTGAGTATCTGACGATACTATAGTATTAGCATTAAAATTATTTGTTCTTGACGAATGACGATGAATACCCCACTGAGTGAAATCTAAAGTTGTTCCTGGATTACCACCACCATAAGATGACAACCTTCTATTATTAGCATTATACTTAAATCTATTAGTCATAAGATGACTATCAAATTCCTGATCATAAACCCTTTGTTTTAACGGTACTTCATTAAACAAAGTGGATCTTTCTACCCAATCTATTTTAGGATGATTTTTTAAAACATCAGCTTCAAGTGGAGATATTTCATAAACACTCCTTTTAGTAGAACACTGCATCTCGGAAGTACAGTCTATTCTTCTATTTGGTATATTGTCTATTTCATTTTCATTAATAATATAATCGTGTATCTCTACCCAATCAGAAGGATCCTTTACACAAACAGTATATGGTTGAACATCATTGTCACCTGTAGTAACAATAACTCTACCAGTATTAGCATCGATAGATGTAGAAATCATGATAGTTCATTTCGCAACCATTTATATTCAATAGTATTACCATTATACCCAGATCCATCTGGGGTTGCTTGTAGTATCATATTACCACCACTAATTGTTACGCCAACATTAACAATTAAATCACTATCAAACACAACTCCATACTCCTGAGAATATGCTGTAGATCCATCATTCATTAAAATAACTTTCTGTGACTGCCTACTAGTAGTACCAGAATCATAAAAATATAATAAGTATTCAGCAGTAACATTAGATACTGCGATACTGTCTATATTTTCAGCAGTTCCAGCTCCAGCAGTCCATGACCCAGATCCAGTTGTTCCACCAGAACCACCACCAGATCCAGGAGGACCTGCAGGACCTGGAGCACCGTTATTACCAGCAGGACCAGGAGGACCAGGAGGTCCATCTACACCAGTAGGACCAGTAGGACCACCAGCAGGACCAGGAGGACCAGGAGGTCCGTCTCCACCAATAATTTGTCTAGGATCAGAAGCATATACTATAAGAACACCAGGGAAAGTAGCAGGTGATAATGGACTTGTTCCTGAATTATCTAACCATCTTGCAGTAAATCCTGCAGCAGTCTTACTAAGAATACTAACCGTATGTGTATCATACTGCTCTCTTTCTGAAAGTACATAATAAACACTATCTGATAAAGTACTATCAAAATAGAAGTTTTGATCACCACTAGAATTATCATAAGCACTGTAAGTCATTCCGACTCCAACACCAGAACTAGTATTTCTTATATGAGCATAAGCTACTGGAATAATCTTATTACTAGAAGGTGCAGCACCTTGAGGACCTGTAGGACCTATAGCACCTTGAGGACCTGGAGCACCCTCTGGACCTGTAGGACCTGTAGGACCTGGAGGACCACCAGCAGGACCAGTAGGACCAGTAGGACCAGTAGGACCATCAACACCAGCAGGACCATCTTGACCTGGAGTACCTGGAGAACCAGAAGGACCAATTGGACCAGCAGCACCAGCAGGACCTGGAGCACCAGAAGGACCAGTTGGACCTACAGTACCTGAAATATTTGTTATACCTGCACCATCACCAAATAAAGTAGAAGCAGTTACAGAAGAACCTACAGATACATTATGGGCAACATCTAAATCATAAAAGTATGAAGTTCCTGATGTGCTAATACCTGGAATAGTAGCAGCATTAATAGTGGTTATACCAACTTTCCAAGTTGTTCCATCCCACTTCCATGTTATATCATTTGCGGTGTGAGTATCATTTACGTTAGGACTGTTTGGAAAATTAATAGCCATTTATTTACCTCTATAACTGTGCTTGAACATCAGAGTGTTTTGTATCTGGTGCTGGTTGATCTGGTTCAACAATTAAGTTGCCCTCACTATCAGTCATCTCTAATGACTTAACAGTATCATCTTGTCTTTCACCAACAACCATCCAAGAAATAGTATCAGTACAAGTATTATCTTGTGCAACTATAGTAATCTCATTACCAGTTACAGAACCTTTGACTGCCGTCCATCCAGTTTCGTTTGTAGTAAAACATTGAACATCTCTATTTAATAAAACAAATGTTCCTTCGGTCATACCAGCCTTGGTATCAATATTAACTGTAGCAGTACCACCTACCAAATCAACCTTACCACGATAGATAAGATCCATCTGTGGTCCTTCAATGAAAGAATGAACCAAATACTTGGTAGTAGATAACCCAGTTACTGGATGAGGAATCTTAAATGATCCACCACTCTTACTTAAAGTTCCAAATACTTGAACACCACCAGAATTAGTCTCCAATTTCTTGGATCCTGTATTTCCATAATACAATTCTGTAGAACCGCCCCACCAACAAGCAACTCCACTAAATGCATTTAAGTAAGGTCTTATGAATATATTTCCCCAAGTTCCAGAAGTATTCTGTCCAGTAATCCAAAGGTTTGTATTATTATTAGTATTTTGAATATAAGTTGCGTATGCAGCAGGTCTATGATGTATCTCTAATCCACTTGTTCCTACCTTTAATGTATTATCAGAACCAGCAGTAGTACAATCTCCAATCTCAATATTCTTATTATTAGCATCAAGATTACCACCAAGTTGTGGAGTTGTATCTCCCACAATATGAGTAACTACACCTGCAATAGAATTATATGGATAATTTATTGAATCAGCAAGATTAAAAGCAGGTGTCGCATCCGTACTTCCTAAAACTAGATTTAAACCACCAAGACTAATACTTGAATTAGCTAATGCAGTATTAGTAACATTAGTTAGATTTGAACCATCACCATAGAAGTTTGCTGCAGTTACAGAACTAGAAGCAGATACATTAACACCGTCAAAAGTTCCAGAGAAAGTAGTTGCACTTACAGTATCAAGGAAAGATATATTACCTTCAGCTTTTGTAGTTCCGTCATTATAAATCTTAAATTCTGCAGCATTACCAAAAGCAAGTGTTGTTGCAAGAGGAAAATCCATTCTATTAAGGGATGTATTCCACTTAACATGATTAGTAGTTCCAATAAGAGTTACGTCATTTCTAAATGTAGAAATACCAGTTACATCAGTATTACCATTAGCAGTTGTATTATTAAGAGTAATTGGTCCTGTATTTGCACTTACTGCTCCTTGGAATGTTGCAGCAGCAGATACAATAACATCATCAAGAATTGATTGCTTATCTACTTCAAGAGTTCCAGCACAAAATACATTAGTAAATCCACTAAATCCTGTAGTACTAATACCTTGTGGAGGTGCAGAATATATGTTAGTTAAGTATTGCCCATCACCATGAAACTCTAAAGCAGTTGCAACACCAGCAATACTTACATTATCAAGGTTAGTATGTCCATCTATATCAACATCACCATTGATATCAAGAGTAGTGAAAGTTGATATACCAATTTGAGAATTAACCGTTCCTGTAATATTACCAACAACATTACCTGTGATATTACCTATATTATCACCATAAAAAGTAGTTGCAGTTACAATACCAGTTGAATATAAATTTGCTATATCACTTGTACCAGTTATTGTTAAATCTCCATTAGCAGATATATCACCAGTTCCAGAAATATGAAAATTATTAAGATCCAAATTACCACCCAACTGTGGTGTTGAATCATTTAATAAATCACTAGATCCAACAGATCCATCAGCACCTCCACCACCAGGAGAAGCATCAACCCACTGACCACTATCAATATCCTCATAATATATTTTTAATTTTCCTTCGTCAGATTTCCACCATAAAGAACCATCACTAGGATCACTTGGTGCAGTATCATCAGTAACTACAATACCACTTAATTTAGATCCATCACCATAGAAGGTTGCTGCAGTTATAGATGCACCAGCAGATACATTATTACTAGCGGTTGAATCATAACCGTTCCAATTACCACCTTGAACACTACCAACTAAATTACCAACAAAAGTACTAGCACTACAAAGACCACTAACATTTACTCCAGCCGCAGTTATTCCACCGAAAGTAGCATTAGGAGATCCAATTATACCTAATGCATTAGTAGCAGTATCTGCATTACCATAACAAGCACCAGTAATATTACCTTCAAAACCATTAACAGAAGTTACAACTCCAGCAGAAACATTAATACCACCACTATTAACCCTAACACCAGTTCTTGCAGTAACAAGACCAACTGAATCTATGTTAGTTACATCTTCATAAGTTAAAGTTTGTGCAACTGAAACATTATTAGCAATTATATTATCTACAGTTATACTTGGAGATCCAATTAATCCTTGTGCATTTACTGCAACCGTAGCAATACCAGCAGCATTTGCATAATCTCCAATACTAATAGTTGCAGTTCCACCACTATATGTTGCTGTTACACCATTACCAACAAAATTAACAGTACCAGCAGTTCCTACAGTAGTTGCTTCATCTTGAAATTCAATTCCAGAAATTATTCCACTTAAAGATGATCCATCACCAAAATACTTAGTAGCAGTTGCAACACCTACAACAACATTTGGTGATCCAGTTAATCCTTCAGAAAGTGTTGATATTCCAGATACTTGTGCATAAGTAGAAGTTGTGTTGATTCCAGTTAAATTTGAACCATCACCATAAAAGTAAGTAGATGTTACAACACCCACCGATAAAATATTATTGAATAAAGATGTTCCTGTTGTACTAACACCTAAAGTACTTCCACCAGCCTGTCCATTCGTAAGAGAATCTGTATTATAAGAAATAAGTTCAACTATATCTCCAGCAAAGCATCCAGTATTTAAAGTAAATATATTACCACCAGGAGCACTATATTCAGTATCAACTAATTTAACACCATTTACATAAACGTCAGCAAAGAATGGATTATATTGAATTCCAGTAAATTGCGTTTGACCATTTGTAGCAACATGTACTTCTGAATTTCTAACTCCACCGAAACTTGCCCAAGTAACACCATCTTCAGTGCATTTTAAATATTGACCAGGACTACCAAGAGTATCACCAGCACCAATCCTACCAAGAAATGTACTAATACCAGTTACAATTAGATTCCTAGTGTCAATATCATCAGCTGAAATTGATGATCCAGCACCAGTAACTGTAATACTAGGAGCGTCGATTCCTTGAGCAACAGTTAGAATACCAGAAATATTGGCGTGTCCAGTGACACCCAATACCATTTTATCATCAGTAAATGATGCTATACCGATATGTTGATGTGATACTCTACCGCTTCTGAACCTTGTCATTACTTGATATTAATTAAGGGTTTCTAATATACTTCCAATAAATTTTACATGATTAGGATTACTTGCAGACAATTCTAAAGAATCTCCAGACTCAAGAACCAATTTACCTTGAGTTAAATTCATAGTATCATGACCTTGAATAGCCATACTCTTTACAACTTCTGTTTTTGTAGCACCCCTCACATGATCTAATGATACAGTATGAGTAATAGAATCTACATTCGTTGTTTGTGATAATAAAACAACACCACTATATCCAACGGGAGCAGTATAAATTCCCACTGGTGTAGATGGTGCTACAAATGTTACTGTTTTAAATACGTTTAATGGTAAAGCCATTTTATTGATCTCCTCCTAGTGCTAGAATTAATGGCGTGACATTAGCGAATAAACTCTTGGAATAAAAATTACCAGTAATAGTTCCGCTAATTTGATCTATCTGGACACCCTCACCAATTCTAAAGTTTCCACCTTGGTCAGTGCTGGTATAAACAACTAATCCACCGTTACGATTGTCAACCTCATTTTCCTGGATGGTGACACCTCCACGAGAAGGAAGAGAAGCAATTGGGTCAAGTCCACTACCAATATATTGGAATGAATGACTTGATGCTAATACTCTACTTTGTCTAAAGAAAGGAACTGAAACACCAAGACCAACAGGTCGTGGAAGATTCTCATTGGTAGTTATTGTACAAATACCAGAAGATATTGGAGTTGAATTCTTAATAGAATAATAAGTTGGAATTAATTCTACAGTAGCCGTTGCTGTATTTATCCCAACATCAGGAGTAGAAATTGTAATACTAGGAAGAGTTGTATATCCTCTACCAGTTGAAACAAAATCAATCTCATCTACTTGACCATTAAAAACAGATGCAGTTGCAGTAGCAGTAACACCCCAATCATTAGAAGTACTAGGATCTGATATTGTAACTGTTGGTGTATCATTATATCCACTACCACTATTGGTTATTTTTACATTACCAATACTATAATATAAATCATCAAAATAAACTACCTTACCATCAAATGGTCTGATAAGATTAATTGCTGCTTTACCACCACCAATATATGTGTGTGCAAATCTATTAGGTCCAACATATGCAGTAAATGATTTACTATCAACAATAGAAGCAACACTAAACACACTTCCATACTTATCAGGGAATGTGT